CTTAACCATTATGGGTGGCGAAAATGGGTGGCTGAAAACCACGATGTAAGGAAAATCGTTAAGCAGCTATGCTAAAGGTCATAACACCCACTGGTGGCCGTCCAGAAGCGTTAAATCTGCTTAATAGCTACTTAGAAAGGCAGACATATCAAGATTTTCAATGGATTGTACTGGATGACTGCGAGCCGGTTAGCGAAATACCGTCAAGATGTGATGTTTTTATCCAATCTGACTGGATTTGGAACGGTGAAAACACACAGCACAGGGCAATGGCCAGATTGCTTGATGAAGTGGGGAAAAATGACAGTGTGATTGTATGTGAGGATGACGACTGGTATGCACCGGAATACATCGAGAAAACAGCCAATTTACTGCAAAAACACGACCTTGTAGGGCAAAAAAAGAGCCTTTATTACAACATTCAGAACAAAACATACCGAAAATTTAACCACAAAGACCATGCTTGCTTATGTCAGACGGCATTAAAAGGCAAAGCAGTAGAAAAACTAAGGGAAATATGTCGTAAAAGCAACAAACCGATTGATATCACTCTATGGCAGAGCTTTAAAGGTCATTTAACGGCTGCTATGGATGTTGTCGGGATAAAGGGGTTAAAAGGCCGTGGTGGGATTGGAATTGGCCACAAAATGGAAGGTAAAAAGGATGATTGGTCATATCTTGAATCAATTATTGGCAAGGATGTGACCAACTACCGTAAACGCTTCTTTATTTGCGCGTCCGGCGGTTCATTAACTCAAGAAGATGTGGATTATATCAAAGGAAAGGGAACGGTGATTGTAATCAACAACACTTTCCAACTGGCACCTTGGGCTGACATCGTTTATGCGTGTGATGTGCCGTGGTGGAAAAAATATCCAGAAGCCTTAGACCATCAAGGCCAAAAGATGTCCATTTTGTATGACCACCCGAAAGTTAAAAAATGGCCGTACGATAACACCAGAAACGGCATTGGATTAGACCGAATCAGAACTGGCGGCAACTCAGGCCACCAGTGCATAAACCTTGCCTACTTATTGGGCGCAAATGAAATCATTTTATTAGGCTATGACATGCAGAACACCAATGGTAAATCACATTGGCACGGCGACCATGTTAAGGGCTTGAATCAGCAGACCTGCTTTAGCGGATGGATTAATCACATGCGCATTGTTGCACAAGATTGCGAACGATTGGGCGTGAAGGTTTACAACTGCTCAAGACAAACCGCGCTTGAATGCTTTGAACGCAGAGAATTAAGAGAATTATGCTAAACCTCAAACCCGCTGATATGCGCTTTCGCGTCACAATCCAATCACAACAGCGTGTGGTTGATTCTAACGGCCTTGAGACAGTCACATGGGTAGATGTGGCCACAAACGTTCCAGCGGGCATCATAGCCCTGTCAGGCCGTGAATTAGAGGCTTTAGCACAGCCAATAGCGCAGTATAACGCCCGTGTGACCATTTATAAGCGCAATGATATTGATGAGTCCATGCGCCTCGTTTTTGATGGCAGAAACTACGACATTAAGGACATCATACCCGACCCAACAAACAATGTTTACATGTCACTGATGTGTAAGACAGGCTACACCAATGGCTGACGTTGAAATCTTAGGGCTAAAGGAGTTAGACCGCAAAATAAGACAGCTAACCCGCGCCACTGGCAAAAACTTTCTATCACCCGCATTGCGTAAGGGTGCCAATGTGATACGTGACCAAGCAATCGAGAACGCACCACGCGACCCGACACCGGATGACATCAACATTGAGGATGAAATCAAGGTCAGGCGTGACCCTAATCCCAAGCTGCAAGGCCAAAATGAAATCATGTACGTAAAGCCGTTTAAAAAGAACGTGTTTTACTGGCGATTCGTGGAGCTGGGAACAATTAAACAACCTGGACAAAGGTTTCTAACCAAAGCCTATGACCAAAAGAAAATGGAAGCTGTTCGAGCATTTATGGAAAACCTTTCAAAAGCAATAATTCGTGAAACCAAGAAGCTATCGAAATGACCGTCTATTCCTTACTTGCCGCCGACTCAGGCGTTACAGCTATCACCACCAAAATATATACCTCACAAGCACCACAAGGCACCACGCCGCCTTATGTTGTCGTTCGTATTATTAATACAAATCCTGAAAACCTACTTGCCGAAGTGCCAAACATCGAAAGCCAATACACAGGCATTGAATGTATTGGCACCGACCAGTCCGGCTCAGTGAGTTTGTTTCTCGCATGTCGTGCCGCTTTAGAGCCACACGGCTACATGCAGGGCTTGCCTATCTATGGCGACCGCGATGCAGAGACAGGATATTACCGAACATTGATGGATTATTCCTACTGGAATAGCCGCTGATGTAACTTAGTTTTTTAACCAAAGCGCATATCGCATGCCTACCTCTAACGAGGCGGGGCGGCTTTTCTGTGCGCGTAATTCAGGAGTTTAATATGGCTTTAGGGCTTAAAACACAAGGCACAGAGATTCTCTTGTTGGATGCTACCGACAGCGGGAACGAAGTGCGCAAATTGGGCAATATTACAGACATCGGGGAATTTGGCCCGACTGCCGGTGATATTGATGTTACTAACATGGATTCAACCGCCATGGAGTATTTTTCAGGGCTGGTTGATAACGGCACTGTGACCATCGGGTTCAACTACGACCCGGCTAATGTCACACAGCAAACCTTAAGTGATTTGGCCGGTGGTGCAAACAAGCGTTTTGTTATCGCATGTTCAGAATCAGATACAGATGTGACATACACATCTACCTTTGTTATTCCAACCGACCGAACCACTCTGGACTTCCAAGCCAGTGTACAAGGTATGCCAAAAGGCGCGTCAGTTAATGACGTGTGGCGAGGCACTATCTCATTGCGTGTATCAGGCGCAATCACTACTCAGGAAGCCGCTTAACCGCGTTAATGGGTGGGATTGTCGTTAATTCGGCTTTCCCATCCACCCTTTTTAAACCAACCCATTAAAACATTATGAACTTATTAGACTACGTTTCTAAAACACACGTTAAAACGGCCAAATTTCACTATGACGGCCAAGAATTAGAGTTTTTCTACAAAGACCTGACAGGCGAAGAAGCCGAAATGGTCACAGAAAAACTATCCACCATTATGGCCATGATCGGCAAGCAAAAGAAAGACGCCGATTATATGCCCTCATCAGATGAGCTAAAGGACATGAACTTGCAGCGTGACTTCACGTTGATGTTGCAGTTATGTGATGAGTCTGGCGTTAGGTCATTTGATTCTGTTGAAGAAATGCGAAAGCAGATACCAGCACGGATTCTTGACTTGGCATCTAAAGCCACGGCCAAAGTGACCACTGAGGACGCTGGAAAAAACTTAAAGAGTCTGAGTGGCTCCGCTGGCTATTCAGATTCGCAGACCGACAAAACACCAGCGTTGAGTCCATCCTCAAAAACTACTCAAGCAGTGAGTTAAAACACTGGCAAGTCTATTGTGCAAAAGAGCCATCAGAGCAAGAGAAGTTGCAACTCATGCTCGCTCAAATGATGGCTATTTACATCAATAGCAACTCACGTAAAGGAACCACACCGAAAAAACCAAATGACTTCTTAATCAAGTCATTCTGGAAAACAGACGTTGAGCAAGACGTTGACATCATCAAGAAAGCATTCGGGATTAAAAAATAATGGCAGCTCAAGAACTAGCAAACATAGCGATTAAATTAAGCGCGAATATGGCCTCGTTTGAAAACGACTTAGGCCGTGCCTCGCGCATTGCTAAAAAAGAATCAGGGCGCATAAAACGTGATTTTGAACAAGCCATGTTGGCTGTGAAAGCAGCTACATTGGCCGCTGGTGGTGGTGTCCTCTATGCTGTGAGCAAATTTGCTAAGTTTGAGCAAGGCATAGCGAAAGTTGGTGCGGTTGCTGGCGCGACAACAAAGGAACTAAAGTTATTAATTAGTGCTGCTTTGCAATACGCGAGCAGCACTCGCTTTAATCCAGAACAGGTAACAAACGCTCTTTACTCTTTGTCCTCTGCTGGGCAAACAGTTAATCAGCAGTTAGCAACTTTGCCCAATGTATTGAACTTGGCCGAGGCGGCGGGCGCGGATTTAGGCAGAACTACAGAGTTACTTGTATCAACTATGTCACAGTTCGACATCGCGGCAAGTGATACACAACGGGTCTCAGATGTTCTAACTGCATCAATATCAAACAGTGCGACAAATGTAGAACGCTTACAAGTCGCAATGCGAAATGCTGGCTCAGTGGCCACCTCGTTTAATCAGAGCTTTGAGGACACTGTGACGGCTGTTTCCATACTGACAACTTCATTTGGAAATGGTGAGAAAGCAGGTACTTCATTCTCATCAGGTCTTGACCAGTTATTAAAGAATGGTAACAAGTTGGGAATCAATATCACAGATGCAACAGGGAAGATTAAGCCTTTTGTAGAGATATTGAAAGACCTGGAGAATCAAGGTCTGACAAGTGCGCAAGTAATCAGCGAACTTGGCAAAGAAGGTGGTGTAGGTCTTGCTACTTTATTAAACAAAGGCTCGGCAGCTTTCGAGGAGATGAGGGCTAAGTTAGAGTCATCTGGACAAGCATCCTTAGTAGCTGCGCAACAAATGAATACGCTTCAAGGTGATATCGACCAGCTAAAAAGTGCCTTTGATTCAACAGTTATTCAGATTGGTCAGTTTGTTAATGAAAATACAGACGTAAGGGAGATTGTTCAAGAAGTAACCGAAGTGGTTAAAAACCTAGCAGAAACAATAAATTCAATCATAGGAACGATTGTCAAATACAGCGATGAAATAATTTTGTTAGGTAAAGCCTACGTTGGTCTGTTTATTGTCAGGAAGATGAAGGGCTTGCTTGGTGACTTGGCTTTATCTTTGGCAGTCTCATCCAATGCATTCCAGAAGGGAAGTAAAGAAGTATTTGGTTACACCGTACAACTGACAAACGCACAGAGAGCAATGATAGCAACGAAGCGTGTTGCTACTGGTCTTTATTCAGCAATCGGCGGTCCAATTGGTTTAGCTTTATTTGGTGGTTATGCCGCATGGCAGGGCATCAATGAATTAATTGATGACCGCAGGGAAAAGGTCGAGGAATTAGCAAAGGTCTCAGACGTTGCAGCTAAAGCAATGGAAGACTTCATAAGTGCTACTGAGTCAGGCCAAGAGGCTCAAGCATTGCAATCTGTAGCTGATGAAATGGATGTCATTATTGGCAAAATTGAGGAGCTTAAAAAGAAAAGAGCAGAACTTTATTCTGGTGCGGAATTTGGCAGCGGCAGGATGATAGGTTCTGCGGCTTTACAGAACACCCAAGATGAAATAGACGGCTTAGAAAAACAACTACAAACCTTAAAAGGTTTCCAGGCTGTTGCTGGTGGGGTGAAGATGGCCTCAGAAGCAATGGGCAAATTAGGTGATGCCTATACCTACATAGTCGCAAAAGGTAATGAGCTTACTCAGACGGTAGATAGCCAAGTTAAATCTGTTGATGACTGGATTAAGGCATCAGAAAAACAGCTTGAAGCCCTTATCCAACAGAATGCCGAATATGGAAAATCAGCAGAGCAAATAGTCCTTATGAACGCAGCTAAACAGTTGTCATTAACGACTGACGCTGAACAAATTGCCCGAATCAATAAAGTAACTCAAGCACTGATAGAACAAATACGGGTTCAAGAAAGGAACATAAAAGCAACGGAAAAGAAAAACAAGGCAGCAGCACTTGCAGCTAAGTTCCAAGCCGGACTTGCTAACGTTGGCATTGGTTTTGTTCAGAGCATGGACATATCAAACGAAGCCTTGCAATCAGTTGGGCTTACTGCAACCGATACTGAGCAAAGAGCTAAAGAGTTAGAGAACACCATTCTGGCACTGGCACTGGCATTCGGTGAGAACAATCCAGTTATAGAGGAACTAAAAGAGCAGCTTGAAAGTATTGGTGAGGAAGTTGAAAAGATTGACTTCGAGGGAATATTCGATGGCTTCGCTGCTGGTTTAAATCCTGTTCTCAGTGGGTTGCAAAGGTTCAAGGATGAGATAGCCGCAATAGATAAACTTTCAAGCGACCCTGAGTTCGCGGGTTCAGCCGCATTCTATAAAACTGGATTGGCTGCTGAGTTTGCGCTTAATTCGATGGCTTCAATGGCTGAGGAAGGTTCAAGGTCACAAGCTAAATTGGCCGCTGCCGCAGAAGTAGCAAATACTGTTCTTGGTATATCAGCAATTCTAACACAGGGGCAAGGCGACCCATGGACAGCCATTCCACGGATGATTGCAATGGCCGCTATGGTAGCAAGCACAGGAACCAAAGTGACTGGTTCATTCAGTGGTAGTGGTTCTGGCGGGGCTGAACAGAGACAAGAAGTTCAAGGCACAGGCACAGTGTTGGGTGATGCAGAGGCTAAGTCTGAAAGCATCCAACACTGTGCCTGTGCCTTGAAAAGATTGTCGGCATCAACAGCAGTATGCTTCGTTCGCTTAAATCTATGAATGATGCCATATCTGGAACTGCTACAGAGATTGCTAAATTTGGTGGGATTGGTGAACTTGGAACAAAAGCCGGTGGTTTTAGTGGACTATCCAGCATATTTGGGGGAACAGGCGTTACAGGTTTTCTTGATGGCCTAATATTCGGAAAGTCTAAAGTTAAAGACCGTGGCATTGAAATTCTAGGGGGTAGGATAGCAGATGCGATTAATGGTGACATATTCCAAGCCTACGAAGTAGCACGCAGAAGCGGCATTTTTGGCTCAAGCACTAGAACAGGGCGCGGTGATTTAGATGATGGAATAACAAGCCAAATCAGTCTGATTTTTGAATCAATGGGTGATGCTGTTTTAGCTGGTGCCGAAGCGTTAGGGATGAACATGGATGATGTTCAAAACGCCTTAGAAACGTACCAGATTGAAGCGCAAAGAATCAGCTTAATGGATTTGAATTCAGAGGAGCAACAAGCGCAATTAGAGGCTGTTTTCTCAAGTATATTTGACGGCCTGACCGCCTTTTCAATTCCATTTATCACACAGTTTCAAGAAGCTGGCGAGGGGCTTGGTGAAACATTGGCAAGGGTATCAACTACCGTGTTGGTGTTTGAGGAAGCCATCGACTCAATGGGGCTTGATTTCATTGCCAAAGAACTTGACCCAGAACTATTCGCACAAGCCGCTGTTGCTATTTCAGAGTTTGCCGGTGGCATGGATGAGTTCATAGACGGGTACACGACCTACATCAGTAAGTTTTTGTCTGAGTCCGAGCAACTAGACATATTAACTGACCGCATCAGTGGCGTGTTTGGTGATTTAGGTTTGACCTTGCCTGGAACCCGTGATGGCTTTAAGGAATTGATGGAAGGTTTAGACCTGACCACAGAGGCGGGGCGTGAAGCATTTGGAACGCTCATTGCTTTATCAGGACAAATGGACTCCTATTATTCAAGCATTGAATCAAACGAGCAAGAAGCCATTGCAGCTCGTGAAAAACTAGATGCCATCCTGAGTGATATTACAGATTCAACCATGTCTGATTTTGCGTTGAGTCTAAAGAATATCCGTAAAGCCTTTGAGCAGAACATCAAAACAGCCAGAGAGCTTGGAGCCTCAGAGCGTGAACTTGCCATGATCCAGACACATGCCACACGCCAGATACAACAAGCAATCCAAGCCCTTGAGGATGACATAGGTTCTGCATTGACCGACCTATACGGCACAGAGTTAGACCGAATCAATGAACAAATTGCTTTACTTGAATCACAAGAAAGTCAAATCAGCGCGGTTCAATCAGCCAGTGATAATCTTTACGAATCACAATTAAGAGCTGTTCAAGGCATTAAGGGTTTTCTTGATAGCATCTTGTTAGATGAGCAGCTTTCACCGCTTAATCCACAAGAACAATTAGCAGAAGCGCAAAGCCAGTTTGATGCTCTGTTGGCAGCGGCACAAGGCGGTGATGTTGATGCCATGAACGCATTACCTGCAATTGCTCAGACGTTGTTAGGTTTTGGGCAACAGGTGTTTGCCTCATCCAGTGATTATGTTGCTATTTTCGATAATGTAATGGCTGCGCTTGAATCAGTTGGTGTGACAGCAACCGAGCCAACAAGCGACCCACAAAGCATCATCATCGGTCAAAACGGTCAAATGATTGAACTGCTGGCCGAACGCAACCGGCTAGAGGATGAGTTCAACTCAGAGGCGAGATTACAGGCTGCTTTAGCCATTGCTGACCAAATAAGAGATTTGGCAAGTGTTACAGGTGAGTCATTTGGACAATTGGCTGAACGGCTTGGAATCCCTGTTGAATTGTTCCTTGCTGACTTGGGCGTGTCTCTTGACACCTTGACTGTTGAAACTGCTTTGGCGTTAGGACAAACCGCTCAATTGTTGGGTGTTGAAATAACCGAACTGGCTGCAAGTGTTGGTGTTTCGTTGGGTGATTTGGCAGACCAAAACAGCCTTATCAATGATGCACTAGAGGCAACCATCGAGTCATTGCCAGATGGCATCCAAGGTACATTATCACCACTATTAACAGCCATTGAGACAGCCACAGACCCGGAGATAAGAGAGCAATTACTTAACCAAATGGTTGAGTACATAGACGGCCTACCAGAAGCGGAACGTGACCTATTGGCTCCTTACTTTGACCAAATCGACCCAACCACTGAAGCACAACAACAGGTTAATCAAATGAGCTTGATTAATGATTCAACCATACAAGTTAGGGATGAGCTGGTCAGGTTGATTGGTGTCATTGAGCTAAATGAGGTTGATAACAATCGTGACCGTGATGCGCTACACAGAGAGGTGCAACAACTGAATACCAACATCACTAATTTAGTGGCTATTAACGGGGGTTGATTATGACAAGGAATGTTTATGTTGAATTGGATTACCTAAACCCAGGCAAACTTACACGTACGTTTTCATTATACCCAGATGAAGATGGTGAGGGGCGCTTAATGGGCGACCTTATTTTCAAAACTAAGGTAAGGGCATGGATGATGGCTGACCGCAGCACATCAGGTTTTAACAAGATAACTATTGCTAATGCAGATGGTGAGCTAGACAGCTTTGCAGACTTTACATTTAGCGAATGCAGAATTAAGTCCGGTACACCATCAAGCAACACACTGCTTGTAACTGCACAAGTTGAGCGCGTAGTTTTAGATGGCGAAAGACACTTAGAGGTTTACTTAAAGGACGCGACAAAATTACTAGATAAACCAATTCAGGATAATTTATTCCCGGCATCAGAAACTTCAATCACAGGTTCAGGAACCAACACATATTATGCTCTTGAAAACCAACCAAGGCCAATTTGCTTTGGAAATACTGTCAAGTCAATCAAGCCTGTTTCTGCTAAACGTTCAAACAATGAATACATTTGCCATGATGAGGATGTATATACAATTCAAACTGTTTATGACAACGGCGTATCAGTTACATATACGCATTATGGCGAAGGTTTTACACTGTCCACAGACCCTGCCGGGATAATAACTGTAACGCTTAGAGGTCAAGAAAACAATGCCAATACCAACAGAATAAGGTATTTCAATGAAGTAATTGATTATCTATTGGACGTTAGGGAGTCAATCAGTTATAGCTCCAGCGATGTGTCATCAATAAATTCTGATAAGGGTTACAACTATCAATACTATCAGGACAACAACACAAACCGAACAATCAGAGAAGTTATTCAGTGGTTAAGTGATAGTCATTCTGGATGGTTTTATGCTGATGAAGATGGTGTTATTAGGTTTGGTTATTTAGACGAGCCAGCAGTATCACAGGATGTTGAGATTGGACAATATGACGTAATAGGCAATATTAAGGTCTTTGATGACACTGCTCCCAATATCAAGACACGGGTTGGTGGTAATAGAAATTGGTACGTATTAAACGCTGATGACATAGCAAGCAGTGTCACACAACAGGTCAGACTTGAATTATCAAGCCAATGGCAAAACGTGACCGAAGGTGCCAGTTCTCTTGATTCATTTTATACAGATACGGGGGAAGTTCATGATGCCTTATGCTCGCTTGCAGATGCACAAGACGAGGCAGACCACGTAACAGACCTTTACTCACAAAGGCGCAAATTCTACCAGTTTACCAGTGCGGTTGACGCTGAAATCGGCCAAACCGTTGAACTAACTTACCCAAGATTCGGGCTTGATTCAGGCGTTAATTTGCTCGTGTTAGGCCGTGAAATTGATTTTATAAACAACACTTACACTCTGACCTTGTGGGGATGATATGAGTAAAATAATTTATAACGACGGCATTTCAGAATATGCAACTATTACACACACCACTTCAAGCGGCACAATTACAGAGATAACCGACCCAGAAAACATAGCCAATAGGGCGGTTCTGAATGGATATGAGTATAGTATAAGCACGCCAAATTCAGGAACATCAACAATAACTATTGGATGGACTAACCCAGATTACCCAACATGTTCAGCCGTTGGTTTAATAGGGCTTTATAGCGATATTGATGAAAGCGCAAATATCACGATAAAGACTTATAATAGCTCCTTAGTTTTGGTTGACACAATCACAACCATTGCAGCACAAAGAACAAGAATTATTAATGATTTAGAATATAACGATTTTTTGTTCACATTTGACGAGCAAGAAGTTCGACAAATTAAGATTGAATACGACAACTCCATCACAGTTACCTTACCGCAAATAAACCCTTATATTGGCAAAGTCTATGTGGGTAAAACGCTTGACGTGGATGTAAAGCCAAGTTCTATCAAGTATTCTTTTGGCACCCAAGGCGATAAACAGCGCACGCTTGGCGGTCAGATTTACGCCAGTACTAACAACAGCTATTTGAGAGCTTCGTTCACTACAACAGCAATAGCTGAAACATCGGTTGTATCAACATACTTTAACCTGAATTACATTGATAGCATATCAGAGCCGTTGATATTCGCACCTCAATCCGGTGGCAATATACTTCTATACGGCACCCAAGAAAAGCCAAGCAACACCAGCGTTACAAGCCCAATCGGCAAACAAGATGGCGAATGGCTTTATGAGACATCCTTTCAGATAGAAGAAGAAATCTAAAATCCGTCTTTAAAAATCCTGTCTGTTCGTAGTTCAACCCATCTATCCTGACCATGCACGGCCACAAACTCAATGGCGCAACCAACACAGTCAGCAGGCACGGGGGTTATGTAAATCTCACCATCAACGGTTGTCACCCAATCCGAACCGACCGCATTAGTAGCGACCATCATTATGACTAAAAAAACCTTTTTCATTTTATTACTCCTATCTAACCCTTCACGGGCTGTCTTTAAAAATGGCTTTGAGCCACCCTGTACTGATATACCCACACCTGTTGTCACCGTGGCCGAATATCACGACTATCCAAGCCTGAACGATAACGAACCTTTCGGTGAGTCTGTGAGCACCTCGTTCGAGCTGAATCTCAAGACCGACCGTTACGCTGTGGTCTCTGGCTTCTCGTTAAATGCTGACCGTAGGCGCATGGTCTTTGAGAACGCCCCAACAAACTACAATCTCATGTCAGAGGTGACTATTTCAGTCAGTACGTGTCCAGGTGACTTCACCAGTACCGCAGCTTGTTTATTTCAGGCCAGCAATTCATCAACACTGATATTCACCACAAAGGCCAATGACCCGGACAACTGGTGCAAACTGGAACGAGGTAAACAGTACTATATAAACTACATCCTGACACCTGAGCCATTCACCACTGCACCGGCTTGTGCTAATCCATCCCATTCAAGATGCGCTATCTTTTACACTGAGGCTGCGCTTTAACTGCTCCACCTCTGCCTGTAGTTCCTCAATGGCTTTGAGGTAGTCAGTCTCTCTGACCCACTTTGTTGTTGTAACCTCATCTTGTTTTACAGGTGTCATTACTCCGCTGACCGTGTATCTTTGAACATCACTCATAAATCACCTTTTGGTTGGGGTTATTCTGCATTTTTACCATCGACGTTTAATCGGTAAAACCTTGTTCATTTCTTCAACAATTCGGTCAATGGGTTCGCCATTGCGCAACATCTTTAAGACTACTCGTTGTCTCTTTTGTACACGTGTATTATTGGCCTGTGTCACGGGGTCTGCCCATCGACAGTTGCTAGGCTCATAATTCCCGTCATTGTTAATACGGTCAATGCTGTGTTTTGGGCTTGGTTTCTTACCCATGTCCTTAGCAAACAATTCAAAGTTGTTAGCCCACCGGCTGCAAATAGATATACCTCGACCGCCATAATGCTTGTAACCCTGAGAGTCTGGATTGGTGCATCTTTGAATTATCCCTTTCCATGTCTTATATAAAGGATGTTTTGAGTGGCACTTTCTCTTGATGGGCTTGCCCTGAACGACATGTTTTTGATATGCAGCCCAGATTTTTTTGAGACCATCATCAATTTTCCCCAATGACATACTGTGCTTCTTACCCTTGATTTGTTTTTTCCAAATGACATACTTGCCTTTGTCAATACTGCAATTTGGAGGGAGATTTTTATTACTCACAGAACACCCCCAAATTAACTGAACTGGGTTGAAATTTTCCGTAGCAACGTATTTTTCTTCCGAAAGCGAAAATGCGTGTTTTTGAAAAAAGGCGTAAGGTGCTGAGATATAAGGGAAAAATGGTGGCTATAGACAGATTTGAACTGTCGACCCCAGCATTATGAATGCTAGGCTTTTTCCATATAAAACAACAACTTAACATGCCGCCACTTTCCGAAAACCTTATATTTGGCTCTATATTCATCAATTACTTGGCTCTTTAGTTTCCGAAGATTTTTTGTTGAAATAAACGCGATTATCTCCGTCCCAAGCCATTACCCAAGTATCACCAAAATTATGTCGTTTTAGAAGCGAGACAGCCTGTTTTGCGTCAATCAATCTATCTATGACAATGCTTCGTTCTGACTTGTCACCGTGACCGCAACATGAATTTAATGTCTTAATATTGTTGCGCCAAAGCATTTTTACTGCTGGCCAAATACAAACATCAATACTTACCCATCTGTCTTTTTCCCAATACGGTTTAACTCTCATTGACTCAGTACCAAAGCCATCAATTGCGCTGTAGCAGTCACATCTATTATTATCGACTGTCACAATATATGCTCACACCAATTCACAGAATCAGGGTTGTGATTAGCGTCACAAACATTATCCCAAAGCTCGACCTGAGCAAAGCAAAGTGGGGTTGAATT